TCCGCAGCGGCTCGATGCCGTCCCGGTTCACACGCCCTTCAAACAGTGCGTCGAAGATCTGTTCCGAAGCACGAGCGTGGGTCATGATTCCCAGCATCTTCTTGATCGTATCGATCACCCGCATGAATAGTTTCTTGTTCATCAGGCGGAACTCAGGACCTCCCGGCAAACGGCTGGCTGCGTAGAACTGGAACGCGTAAGCCACTGCTTCTTCAGGAACAGTACGGATATCATCAATCGCTGCAGGGTAGTCTTTCAGCAGCTTCTCCATCTGCCTCATGACGTGCGGAGCTGTCGCTGCTTTAACCAGTCGGTTGTAGAGGTCGGGATTCCCGGATTCACGTAGGGTGTTCACGAACTTGTGCATACCTTCGTGGAAGGCGAAGCTCAATGGGTCGAGGGAATCTGCTGCCAGACTGATGAAGTCTTTGATCCCGCCTAAGTAGTACCCAGCCATGGGTTGGCCTGGTGCTTCGCGCGCCAGCATCCAGCCAAGGTTCTCGGGTTTTACGATCTCTGCACCGAAGGCGCGGATCAGCCAGGTCGTTGCCGCATCGACGCGTTTTTTAACGTCTGGATCCTTCATCGCTTCTTCGAGCGTACTGAACTTCAAGTCCAGCGGGATACCGCTCAAAGCCTTTTTCTGCTCCGCGGTCAGCTCGACGCGCTTACCATCTTTGTCGACAATGTAGTGCTCGCCTGGGTTCTTCGGGTCTTCGACAATCTTAAAGCCGTACTTCTTCAGGCTCTTGGCCCATTTCCCGTAGATGATGTCGTTGGCGACTTGCTTCGAAGCCCTGAGTTCTGGCTCAGCAGCCAGCTTGTCCAGCGCAGCTTTCGTCGCTCGAACCTCGATAGCAAGCTTATCAGACGTCAGCAAATCCCGGCCTTGCTGCCAGTACACGTCGACATCCTTGTTATCGATGTGATCCTGTTCATGCAGTACGATGAGCTGGTTCGCTTTGTCCGTGGTATTGATCAATTTACGGATTTTGAAGAGCGGCCAACCTTCTTTGACCAACGCACCCAGTACTTTCAGCTTCTGCGCAGATGACTTGCTGTCGATCTTACCCAGGAAGTAGTCGAAGAACTCCTGCACCGACTCGACGGGGTTGATCACCGGCTTACCGTCGCGCTGCGAACCCAGGACCTTGGTACCGTCCTTGTTCTTCAGGTTCCGATCTATGGTGTGCTCGGGAAGACCCTTTTGCCACGCTTCCGTACGCGCTTCGTTTGCCGTTCGCTGGGGCTGAGTAGCCGTAGATTCACGTACGGGAGCGCCTTTCAGCTCCGCGATCTTCTGCTGCAGGTAGGCGTAAGTCTTAGGAGCCCGTGTTTTCAGTTCTGCGCGCCCTTCGCCCAGCGGCAGGATAACGACGTTCTTGTCCGCAGGGATTTTCGCGAAGTCGGCATCGAGTGAAGCCTTATTCGCTTCGAACTCGGCGTCCGTCATGAACTGGGAGGGTGACTTCTTGGTCGCGATGCCGATAACTCCTTCGATCTCGCTGCCCTTACCTGCCCTACCAATCTTCGTGCGGGCCATAGCCGCCTGACCACCCGTGCCCCAGCGCTCCTGGTTATCGCCGAACAGATAGACCGTCGTGTCTTTAGTCCGAGCTACTTGCTGCCGTGTAACGATCCCTTTGGAGGGAGCGACAGTACGCGCTTGGTTCGTCGTTGGCTGGACTTTCGAGGTTTCACGTGGAACCACCGGAGGGGCTTTGGGTTTTCTCGGGGCCAGCGGATTAGTACTGGCTTGACGTGGCGCAGCAGTGAGTGGCGTCGTATCCGTTTTCTCAGGGGTTACGCCAGCGACAGGAAGGGGCCGCGCATCGCCCAAGGCTGCGCCCGTCGTTTCATCCCAGCGAAGCGTCAGTTGATTGGTCAACCGGGTGATGTCTTTCTCAGCCTGACGCGCTGCGGGAGAGTTCGGCTTTGCGTTGGCCAAACGCTCCTCCGCTCGACGACGCTGTATCGTCAGCTTTTCCAGTTCGATGGCTGCGCGCTGCTTGGGATCATCCAGCTCTTCGCCCATCTCCCTTTCAAAGTCAGTATCGATTCGATCCCCTGGATCACGACTGAATGCCGGATCTTTCGGCTTCTTACCGTACTTATAACCCCGCTCAGGAGGGGCCAGTTTTAGAGCTGCTCGATGCTGGGGATTTTCCAAGCGCCAACGGTACGCAGCTTGTTCGTTTTTATCACGGAACGCTGGTTTTCCATCAGCTCCCGTAATGTCATCCTGCGTGATCTGATCATACTTACCGTCTGCGCGCTGAACACTGATGGCTTTCACCCGAGGGTCAGCGAACACCCCCATGAGTAGTGCGGCTTCTTCGCGCTTAGGCCCGTCAGGAAAAGCTTTTAATTCTTCGCGGAAAAACTTCTGCGCATGTTTGATGACATCATCTTTATAGACCCAGCGCGGCTTTCCCCCAATTCTCAGCTGCAGACGAATGCCCTGCTCTTCTTTCAGCTTTTTTCGATTTGCTTCCTTTTCCATCTGGGAGTTGCCCGTAACCAGCTCCGAGCTGCGCTGTTGCTGTGCAGCGTCCTGCGGGGTAAAGCGTCCTTCAACTTCGCTCGGCGGAAACTGGAGCACGGAATAGTTGTTCAGGGCTTTGTAGTAGTCCCCGTAGCTTCGTGCCTTTTCCAACGTGGCTTTTTCTTTCAGTAGAGCCTCGCGCTGACGAACACTCTTTTCTGTACGGGCGGTTTCCAACGGCTTTAAACGTCGATCCAAATCCCGTAGCATGGAGTCTACTTCAGCCTGGATTTCTTCCGGCGCAGCCTTCTTCTCCTGCAGCCAGTCTCCGAGTGGCGTAGTTTGCGCTGCGTCTATACCCGTGTCCGAAAGAAAGCCTTCTCGCTTCCACTGCAACAACTGGCGTTGCTCTTCACCAGCGCGCACGTGTTGTCGGGTAAATTTCGCGGTACCTTCCGTGCTCTCAGGGAACAGGGCCACCGGTTGATCTGGCATCATGTTGATGTCCGGATTTTCAGCGGTTGGCTCCCCAGTTTCGTTCGTTCTTACCGCGTTTGGTCTGCCTTCAGCAATCGTCTGTCGGGAGAGCAGATTTTCATCCCGCTCGGTAATCTCCTCTTCCGTAATACCCCGTTCTGCCAACAGCAACTGGGTAGTCGACATAATCTGTTGGCGAGTGGCCTCGTCCGGAGCCGCTATAAAATCTTCACCCAAGGTATTGAGCTTTTCAGCGTCGGCTTTGGACAACTTGTCGATCATCAGCGACGGACGCAGTGGTACGTCGACACCCTGCTGCTGGCCTTCCCGCAGCAAGCTGAGTTCTATCTCAGCGACCCCGCGACCCAGATCCTGTAGTGCTACATCCGTTGCGCGTTCGGCTTTCTGCCCCACGCGCTCCATCAGGTAACCGGGGACCGTGGTGCCCAGAGACATAGCGCCACCGCCCAGACCACCGAGGATGGTGCTGTTAATGATTTCGGTAACGTCCTGACTGGTGTCGCGTTCGGGGTTCAGTCGGGTCAGCGCCATCTGCCCGGTTTTAGCCTGGAGTCCTTCCGTAGTTGCTTCTGTGCCAAACTCGCGGGCGAACGCTGCAGTTCGACGCAATGGACTATTCGCCAGTGCTTCGCCAGCAAGTTTTCGTGCCGACCTGCCAACTACTCGTCCGAAGAACGCACCCGGAAAGGCGACATCCAGGGCCATATTCTGGAGGCCTACGACGTTCTGCTCGTGCAGGCGTTGCTCAGGTGTGGTGTTCGCCATGATCTCCGGATCAGCCGCTTGCGAACTGGCCTGTTCCTCTGCGTTCATGTAGAACGATGGATAAGCCGCACCTGCCATACCGCCGAGGGCTGCAGCCATACCGGGGGCGACACCCAGAGGACCCGCTACAGCTGCGCCCGCGAGGGCTCCCCCTGCGCCTGCCAGTACGGGAGGCCCCATCGTCGGTAAGAGCTGACCAAAACCGCCCTGCAGAAAGTCGACCGCATCGCCCACATTTTCGACTTGATCGTAGGAAGCTACACGCGGCTGCGAACGTGCAGCAGCTTCTTCGTATCGCCGCGCTTCTTCTTCTAGCCGAGCAGCATATTCGGGATTGCCGTCTACTGCCGCTTGGGTAGCTTTGCGATGCAGAGCACCTGCTTCGAGGCCGCGGGTTGTGCTATAGAACCCACGTAAAAGGTCCTGGGAGCCTCCGAACTCAGAAGCGCGTTCGTCACCCGCCTGTATAGGCCCTCCGGAAGTTTCCCAGAAAGGGTCTGTCGACTCGTTACCGGTCTCCCAAAAAGGTCTGTTGCGCAGTCCGTTCGGCATTAGCGTCTATTTTTATTGTTAGGATTATCGCGGTCACGGAGTCTGAGATCGTTTCGTTGTTTCTCCGTTAAATTACGGAAATCAAGTTTAAACGCTTGGTCTTCACCCAGACGTACAGCCGTGGGTCCTTTCCAGATGTTGCTCATAAGGACATCGATCAGATTGATGTCACCCTCTTTGAAAGCGTCCCCCCAATCTAAATTACTAGCTGCTGCGCCCTCCTCAAAGAGTTTCTTCATCGTCGCACCATCTGGGTTGTAACCAAGTTTAGTCGCAATTTCATTGCGAGCCTGAATTACACCACGCAATGCAGTAGCGTTTTTCGTTATCGATGCCCTATCTCTTGGATCAACGCCGAGCATATCTATCGCGAGCGCCCAACCGGCGTAATCTACCTCGGGGCCATCAGGACCATTAACGGTAGCTATGTCCTTTATCATCTCATACCCCCTTTCAGAGGCTAATGACTCTGCTTCCGCAGCAATCTTCGCTTGCGCTGCGTTCAAACCAAGGGCCCCCAGTTGGGCGTCCATAGCAGTGCGTTCACGGTATGCCTCAGTACCTTCCATGGAAGCCCGATAGCCCAGCTCATTACCCCGATCGCGAACCAGGTTGCTCTGCGCACCAACCAGGTTATCTGCTTGGGCCTGTACGGCCTCAGCAGCACGCGCTGCGGCCTTGGAGTTCATACCTCGGCCCAGTGCGGTTTCATAGGCTCGTCCAGCACGGTCATTCAGCTTGTTGATCTGACGCAGGATATCGCCGCCCTCTGACGCACCGGCTAAGCGGTTCGCCCGAACGCGTGCTGCGGATCGCGCATTACGTTCCTGCGCGGCAGCGACTTGCCCTTCGTAGGTCCCTGCGTTCATACCACTGAGTGCGCCGAGATTCGCAGCCCCGTAGCGGTTAGCTACATTATCGGTCGGCTGCAGCCCTGTGTTCTGGCGGGCGTAAGGAGTGTTAGCTCCACGACCACGAAGCCCCGTCAGTTGACCGGGACCGCCCTGGCCCTGCAGGTTATAGGGATCTGCGTTGTTATAAACTAGCGCTCCGCCGCCTTGTGTGCCTCCGACACCCTGTCTCCTGGGTTGTACGGTCTGCGCAATAGAGTTCGCATCCATCGGTTTGTCGGAGAAGGAGCCATCTGAGTTTTTGTAGTACGTATAGCTCTGTTCTTCCTGCGCAGGAGCGGAGGGGGCGTTACCCGTAGCCGCTGCGTTGGTTCTACCCAACAACGTGTTCGAAGATTGCGGTACTTCTGTCCCTGCTAACGAGGGATTTAATTTGTCTCCCAAGGCCGCGGAAGGAGCCGCACCGCCACTTAGATCGAGCGGCTTGTTCTTATCCTCAAATCTACCGGTTTCACCGTAGTTTACGACTCTGTCGTATCCTTTTCTGATGGGAGAAGTATCAACTCCAGTTATAAATCTACCGAACTGATCGACGGCACGTACCCCAGCCTTGACTATTCCAGGTACGTTTTCTGATCGGTATGCAGGTTCTGTGAAATAGCCCGGATCATTAGACTGATAGGCATCTTTGAGGAAGCCACCGACATTCTTGGCAAAGCCCGCAATTCCCTGGCCGACATCAGAATTTGCGATTTTATCTACGATCCCCCGCTGCGAAAAACCTCTTATCAATTCTTGTCGCCGAGCTGTATTCAGATCTTCCGGAGAGGCCAGATTCGGTGGAGCCGTAATATTCTGCTGGTTAACAGCAGGAGGCGCAGCGGCTACATTTCCGTAAGCATCCGCATTACGATATTGCTCGTAGTTACTGGCACCGCGAACCGCGTTACCATATCTAACGCGCTCAGCAACAGCCCGCTGAACATCTTCAACTGTACGATTCGGATCGGTCAACGCAGCCCCTGCTCGCCGATAATTTATGATATCCCGCGGGTTCAGTTCTGTATCAGATCGTCGTGGCGCTACGTCAGCTTGCTGCCCCTGCGCAGCGCGCACATCGGCCTGCGTTGCCGTCGTAACTGTTTCTTCTGGTCGCAAGGGTGACTTCTTCTTCTTTTTCCTTACGCCATAGACGTCTTCGTTGTCATAACCCGTCGGATTGTATGTTGCCATTATCTCATCACCTATTACGTGGCAGGATCAGGATCTGTGGGATCAAACCCGCAGTAATATCCTGGAAATGTATCTGCTTCGACGTTAATCGAAGTATTCTGACTGGTAGCGCAGTTCTTCGCATAGGATTCTGACAAACTGTAAGCCTGTCCTTCGTTACCCGAAGCGTTGACTGCAGCAGAACCTCCGGATGTTGCACCGACATGCATTGCGGCCAAAGCACCTGCACTCAGTGTGGAGGTTAATTCGCCGGAAGATTTAAGAGCTTCCAGGATTAATCCGGCTTCCTGGATGGCTTTTTCCATAATTACCCGCATCCGTTCAATTTCGGTACGATAGGTTTCCAGTGCGATGCGGGAAGTGGACTCCCAGACAGAGGCTTCCAGTTCGTTAGCCGAAACTTCGACCCCCGCTGCAGCCACGAAACGTTGCGTATCCGCTTGATGACCGGCCACGTTAGCCTGGATCTGAGCCAGTTCGTTCTGGTTCAAGCCCAGCCAGTGGCGTAGATTTGCGTCATAGGCGGTTACTTCAGCCTGGAATGCTGATACGGCCCCTTCCAATTGTGCTACCTGAGCCCGGACGCCTGTTTCGATACCGCCCATTTGAGCTTGGTATGCCCGCGCTTCGGCTTCGATGATATCGGCTTTGACCGACTCACCCCGAATCTGGGTCTCATAGGCGTCGAACCGGAGTTTATCGGCAGAAACCCGCGCAGCAAAAGCCTCTACCTCTGTCTTGTTCGCCGTAACTTCCGTCGCGTACACGTCCGCCTGGATTTTAACCGCTGAAACTTGCGCAACGTACATATCCACCAGCGCTGTACGGGCTTCGATCTGTGCCTTGTACGCCTGGATAATGGCTACATTGACTTCAGTTTTGGCCCGCTCGGCTTCGATCAGCGCTTTGAAAACTTCGATCTCAGCCAACGCAGCCCGTACCTGGACTTCGTAAATCTGAGCCCGGATGACGTTTTCCTGCATGCGGGCCTGATACACCTGAACCGCCAGGTTGTACAACGCGATTTGCCATTCGATATTCAGGCGTTGTACCATGAAAAGGCGTTCTACTGCGGCCAGATGGATACGTATAAAAAGGTCTTCAGCGACGATTCCCTGTTGTACTGCGAATCGCAAGTTCTCCAGTTCGACATCCATTGCCTTGATCACAACTTCGCGCTGAAGACCTATCTTTTTGAGCGTGCCTTCTTCGCGGATGTTCTCAAGCCGCTTGGCTAACATGCCTGGCGGAGCGGTATATCCACGATTCGCCCATTCTTCTAATGCTTGCTGCACTGTCTGCCGAATGATGCGGTCTTCGCGGTCCCGACCACGGTTGACGATCGCTTCTTCGACGTCTGGGCGTATACCCGTGCCGCCAGCAAAAAAGGTTTGTAGCTGGGATTTGACGTCAGTCCAAATCTCAGGCGAATAAACCGGCTCCGTCCAATCAATCATGGTGTCGATGTTCATTTCCTGCAGTACAGGAAAATCACTCAGATCTAACGTTGGTAGCGTTATATCGGGTGCGTCTGGTATCCGGATACCGAGTAATGCCGGTTCATCCGGCAGAACAATATCGGGGGAATCCGGAAACGAAAAACCTGGATTCTCAGGAGGCAATCCGGGTTCCGGAAAGACTTTTTGTCCCGGTGGGGGCGGAACGTTAATGCCCTCGATACTGGGGACAAACGGAAATATGTTCGGATCGTCGATGGTCGGGAATGCATCCGGAGTCGGAGGATCCACTGGGTTGTAAAAGGATATCTGGCCAAACGATGTTTGATCCACATCGTCGATGTTCATATCCAGGTTCAGCTCGCCACTGGTAGGCGGATGAAAGAACTGTAGGTCATCAGGAATACTGACCTGGAAAGTCCCTAAATTGGTTATTGAGTCAGAGAGGCTCGTTAACGCCCCCGGTAGGATCTCGTTTTTAATGTACCCTATTTGTTCTCTTACGAATTCTTCCGCACTACCAACGTATTGAACGGCCTTGGAAAACGGACTTACCGAAGAAAACTGTGGGGGATTTGTAGCAAAAAGTCGAGTCATTCTAGAGCCTCCGTTTTGACGTGGCTACCTCTGCAGTCACGTCGTAAACCTGAAAATCGGCCCCGTCGATATTACGGATGGTGAAGCGCCAGTATCGAGAAGAGAGTCCACGACCCACTTTCAAGCGGTTGTTACGCGGAGCGTCCATCTCGCGCTTTTCCATGGCGTAAGTATACACCTCCTGGGGTGCATCGTAAGTCTCCACATCAAATTCCAGTTCGCCACCGGTATAGCCTACAAAGATATCCGAAACTCGCTTGGTCTGTTCCTGGTCAAAGTCAAGAAAACCTGTCTGCACCTCCGCCGTCACGTCGCGACCCTCGTCATCTTCGCCGGTCAAAGCATAGACCCCAGCAGGCGAAGTGGCATACAACACCCCATCGTGTACAGCCATGGAGTTGAAGCCGAAATTGTTATATGCGGAGAGCCCGGTAGTTTCTGTATTGAAGACCCAGGCCACGGCGTCGAAGTCCGCAGCCCAGTAGCTGTCGCGGATAATCACGGTATCTGTAGCCGTGTTGTTGTACACGCTGCTGGCGAAAGACACCCGGTCGGAAATAGTGAACTCGGACGACAGTTCCTCGAACGTAGACACGGTATTCGTCAACGTATCCGTTACCTGCAGAGCCGAGCCCGCAGTCTGAGTCGTGGTCAGGGTGTAGCTTTCCGTATCGTCGATGGTCAGTACGCTGGTCGCCTGTTCGAACTGGCCCGCCAGTGCCCTGCCATCTACTGCCAGTATGCTTTTTGCAGTGACGTTAAACGTGGCCGCAGCGGTAGTAGCCCTGCCATTGACTACCAGAGCCTCGATGGCGCTGGTCGTACGGCCCAGAACATAGGCTTCTGAAATCGAAAGGGTGCCACGAACGTTGACAGTAATAGAAGAAAAGACAGACGACTTGGCCAATAGCGGTTTAGCCCGGACTGAAGTGGTCCAGGAAACGGGTCCTGCAGCCGAGCTGGCATAGAGTACTTCGGTAACGGGGATCGAGCTGTAGTAGGTGACCGTCTCATCGATGGTCATGCTGTCGGAGACAGAACGAACTTCGATATACCGGATACGCGCGGTACAGACTACAGTTTCTGTCGTCTCCTGAGTAAACGAGCCTACGAAGGTACCGGTGACCAGTAACGTGCTTTTAGCAGAGAAAAAGTCCGTTTCCCCGGTCGCAGACTGTGTTAAGGCAGGTAGGGTTTGGGAAATAGAACCAACATGGTCTGTCATTAAAGGTTCCCAACGTTATAATAGGCCTAGTATACATAGGATAACCAGCTAATGTCTAAGGCTCCTCCTGCGCTACGGTTTCATGGTAATAAGGCCGCGGGTTTTCGCCATATTCGTCGCGGAATGGTCGAGTTATTCCGGACTGAAATGATCCAGGAACGCTCCGGAGTCCCCATTATGAAGCGTACCGTGGAGGTCAGTGACTACACGACTATTACGGTTGAAATTCAGGGAGATCAGAAGATCATCCATATTTATTGCAATCCGCCTGAATTACCCGAAATCATAGAGCCTATACCCGAGGAAGAAGAGCCCGAAGTATACCGCTGCCCCTCCGCCTTCCTGATTCGGTCCGACGAACGGGGTCAATCGCTGGCCCCAGGCAGTACCTACGAACGCCCTAGTGGATACGTAGTCGGATATAACTACATAAAAGACCAGTGGCGGTTGATGACGATCCGCACTAACGGGAGCATACTCGATACCCCCGTAGCGGGTAACGTCGGTTGGTATCATATCGATGATCCCGACGGTACACATTCGAAGTGCGACGTAGTCTCGTGGCGTGGCCCTTCAGGACCTGGTCCACTATGCCCCATGACAGGCGGTAGTCCTGCTTGGCAAAATCCAGATGTTTACCGGGCAATCAGTTGGTTCGGAGGTTATGTATATTTTCAAGGGCGACGTTGGGTGACGCCACTCAATACTATGTTAGGGGCTTGTGTTCTGAAAGCCCCTGATGCGAATAACGTTTATCATAAATACATGTACGTACATACGGCTTCCATATATGACACCGCCGTATCCTGGTACAAAGAACTGGCCTTCGAACGCGTATACCGCGCAAAGTTAAGCCATGTGCTGGCCTCAGGTGAAAACGATGTCAACTGGGAACTCGTAAAAACCTTGACGCACGCGGAGCTGATCGCGGAATGCCCCTTCCCCTATACAACAGTACAGGGTAGCCAGCCTATCTACGCTCCTCGCAGCACTGATTACATTGATAAGGACGGCTTCATCTACTGTCTCCGCACTTATTCAATGCAAGCCCTCCCCACCCACTGGGCGCGTGAGACCACCATATTTTTGAAAATGAACATACGTGATTTATCATACGAAATTCTAAGCACGGGTTATGGCAGTATGCCGATGGGCAGTTTCAATGTTAATAACCCAGGTAATGCATACGTAAATACCTATGGACGACTGGAATTTCCGGGTGACTCGGGTTCTGTTTCTGGTAGCGAATCTTTTTCGAATGTGGATAATCCCTGGATTTTTTTCGTTTATGCCGGGACCCAGGATTTATATTACCTGGCTCTGGCCAATGAGTGGAGCGGCTCAAGTTCACGGAGCGCTTCGTTTGCGGAAGATGACGGAACCACCTTCGCTAATTCAGGCTTTATAACCGGCTATACACAAGTCGTCGTCTATAAAAACCACAACCCGATAAAATGGATTCCAATAATGCGTATCGAGCAAGTAAGCACAGCAGTGCAATTCCTGGCTCAATACGGGGGGTTAGATCCCGTAGAAATTTCTATGAACTCTACCGTATATCGCTACGGGGCTATGCTCCTGGATTATCACCCCGAAATTCCAGATTCCCTCACATCGATAACTTGGGAAACTCAATACGGAGTTTCTGAGCAGGGGGGAAGTGCCCTCTACAATTTTACTCTGTTACAAGGAGATAGAACGGTGCAAACCCATTCTATTACCTACCCAACAAAACTCGCCAGCTATGGTGGTTATACCCATGCTAGCACTCGGTTAGGGTTAGAACGTCTTGTAGATTGGGCGGACGATGGGGATTACACGCCTGAAAACTATATAGGTTTTTGTACCTACAAACAGGATGTATTAAATAATTTTGGTGCTTCACCTGGCTGGAACGGGGTAATCCAGCTCGAATTAGGTGCTTATCAGGGCTTTTACCTCAATACAGGTATGTTGTATGCCTCTGGTGTCCCCAGTTTTGGAGCACGGCAATATGGTTCCATCGGGCCTTGGCACATATTAGCCGACACATCTACAGACTGCGGTGCGTACGGTTTTTCCTGGGACTTTTTTGTCCCTTGGACTGACGGAGACCCCGGAGGACCCCCCTCGACACCTAAACTTGCTTACGCTATACACCGTCCCGTAAAAGGAGGGCAAAAACCCTATTTATGGTTGCGGCGCAAAGTAGAACTTAACACGTTATATCGCCCCCTCGCTGACGGAGGGGCCACTTATGATGGTGACAGTACCGGTATTGGAATGTCTGATCTGGGTGGTGACGCAGAAAACCAGGATCAGCCCTACGCTATTTACCAAGCTGGGCAAACTTTTAATCAAGTCTTTATTGCGGTAACTCATCCTACGGGGGGTATCGAAAGCGTCGATGATCCCAGCCATACTTCAGAACCGCATTTCAAAGACAAGTTCTGGGAACTGGACTCTAATTTTATTTCAGCAGAAGTGCTGAATAAATTAACCGGCGACGAAGATAACGTGTTTTTTGACATAGGTATATTATAAAGCAGGGGGGCGGAGAACCCCCCTACCTGGCTCTTGGTACTATCCTACTCAGACGTGGTCGAGATCAATCGTATAAACGAGATTAAACACATCCGTGTTTGCGAGATTACGCGTTGCCGTGAACTTAGTAATTGACATGGCATAACCCGTGTAGTTGGTACGTCCGGACTGCGTGGTCATCCAGGCCCCGTTTACAACACAGGTGGTCGTGGTCGAGATCGTGAAAGCTGCAGGCGTGGTCGAATTCACCAGTTCGGTATTTACCGTATCGATGGCATCACTGGCCCAGGCGATACGGGTCGCTGACGTGTAGCCGCCTGGATCACCACTTTGGGCCTGGATTTCCGAATACGTGGCGTTGTAGGTCGCTGCGGTCACCGCAGAATCCTCAGCACCCGTGCCGGAATGGAGGCCCAGATAGAACGACGTGGTCTGGGTAGGCGTACCTTTGAAAACAACCCCCAGCATGTAGTTCTGTCCTTCCAGGGGGATTACGTTGCAATCTCTGCGCACATCGGATTCCTGACCGGTGATCCAGTGCTCGTATACCCCAGACATATACGCACTGGCGCGGGGGAAGTAAACACCCGATTCGGTGCGCTCGTATTTATGATTATCCACATAGCCTTGAAATTCTCGTCTATGCTTACTAAGGTTTTTACCAATCACGATGAGTCTCCTAAATAGTAGTTGAATCAAGAGCCGCGCCGGTCTGCACCAGCTTGTTTGAGTTTACAGCAGTTAACACCTGTTTTCGACCATCTCGTATCAAAACAGTAGAACAACCTTGCGTGTATGCAGGCAATTTTACTTGCCCCGCATTGGGACGAAGAATTTCTCCAGAAGGGAGTCCGATCAGGTAACCCGACTCCGTGAGCCAGATTGCGACGGTGTCATAATTCGCTAATTCACCGCCGAAATAGGCACCCGATATGGTCTGACCCGTGTTGAAGATCGCTCTTTCCGGAGAAACGAGCTCCACGCTCCATTCGGTCGGGTCCTGGCCCTTATAGAAATAGACTCCGGTCCGGTCACCGATGAACACTCCGTTCCCTACCGGTTCCAGCAACGTGACGTAACCCTGCATGGAAACGAAGTTATCTGGATGATATAGATGTGGACGGAACGCCTCGGTATAGTATACGTAGCCATCAAGCGTCCCGATCAGCAGCCGTGCATTAAAGCCCCGGATCACGTTGCCGAACGGAGGCGGTTCCAGTCCCTGCGTCTCCGCTTGCCGCCCTTCCTCGGGGGCCAGGATCTGCAATGACGTGGTATCGGCATCAATCTCTGCTGCCTGACGCAGTTCGCTGCCATTGGCCGTGGTCATGTAAAACCGGTACCGGTAACCCGACAATACCATCAACATGGTACATCCAATGCCCTGACCCGCTTCCAGATCCAGAGTCACCAGCTTGCTCAATCCAGACTCCTCGCCATCTGGGTCCACCAACGTGTACGCAACGCCGTACGTTCCCTCTTCCATATCCCCCGAGGCGATAACCCGGAACTCCACTTCGATCGAGGGCAAGGGCACCCCGATCGGTTTGGGAGTACCGCTGGTCGGTAGGAACATGCAGGAAAAACTGGGGTTCATGGCATATAGGACTCGGTTCACTTCCGTAAACGAAGTGGTGTATGCATCCGTCATGCTGGTCATGGGTAAAAACGTCGCCGTGGCCGTATCGTATCGACCCAGTTCGTTCTTACGACATAGCATGGTCCAGCCCCGCGAGGTCTCGTACATGCTATGGTAACCCGTCCCGGCCAGCTGCAAAGTAGCTCCTTTGCGTCGACTGACGTTGTTACGCGAATCAATATCTACGTTCACTGCTTTGCGAACGAACATATTATCCTCAACTGCTAGTGCTGTTTCATCTGCCAGTTGATTGACACCAACAATTCTAGGAAGCTTTACTTGTGTCATCTCTTATCTCCATAGTGCGCCGCGGCGGGGTTGAGGAGCCGGATCAACCCCGCTGCGACGGCTTCCGAAGGTTTTTACACCCCCAGCATTAATCATGCTGATCTGCCGCACCGTATCGCCTCCAGTAGGTGATTTCGATGCCGATCAGTCCAGCTTCAGCCGTATTTGTATCCGTAGTCCCTTTACGTTTGATGTAAAAAATATTGTTAGCCTGTGTCGTATCACCGCTACCCAGATAGTACATGTACGTACTCTGCCATTCCGTACCAGAGGAAACCCAGTTGTCGTGGTAATTCGTAACCTGGTAATCCCAGAGCGTGCCGTTCGGTGTATGCGTTGTCGCAACTCCTGTAGTTTGCATGGTCTGGTTAACCAGATCGCTGTTATCCAAGGATTTCGAATCTACTTGCCAGATAACGGTGCCGGTGTCGGCACTGGCGTTCAGGACGTAATGCAGCTTGTAAAGAATGCTGGGAAAGAAAGCGTAATCCCAGTTGTCTGGAAGAACCAACGAAAAATAGATGGATTCGTCTGTTGAAGCATCGAACCAAGCCACCGGCAGGTTAACACGTGGTGCCGTAGTACTAGTGCTGGGATCGATGATCGTTATTGCCGAACAAGGCGTTACATAAGCCGTAGTATTTGGCAGGTACATCTGGGTAACCGGAATGAACTTCGTAACTCGCCCTGCGCCTGCCCACGGGTCTCTGCTCAAGGGTTCCCAATACAGATCGTTTTTATTATCCAGATCCGCATAGGGATTCGAGTTACTGGCAGAAGTCAGGTGGTCTTGTTTTGCTCGAAACAGCCCTTTGATTGTACGTCCTGGGTTCGTACTGCCCTCGGTATAGGAATAGTCGACTACCTGGTTTTTCTTGATAATGTCGTTGCCAGAATTTATCGTAAACCAGTTCCCCAGATAACCCAGATTGCCCGCTAAATAGGTAAATTCTGTATCCCAATAAATTCCTGCAGTAGAACTGGGATACTTGCTGTTACTGGTATTGAAATTAGTAATTCCCGTAGCGGTGTAATAAAGGTTCCCATCAGCACCTAGCGTGAAGTTATACGCTTCCAGAACCACCGTAGAAGGTGAAACGGGGGTAACCACCAACCCGCCACCACTACCACCACTTTGATCTTGCCAGCTGACGTCGTAATCCGTTGAACTGTTCTTAACGATAACCTGGTCTACCGTACCACCTGCAGGCACACCGGAACCGGGGACGCCTTGTGAGCCTTGTGCCCCTTGCTCTGCGATAAAAGCCCAGTAAGTCGTCCAGTTAGCTCCCGCACCCGGTTCCGTCAGCCCAGAGGAAGCGTGATTCAGAATGCAGCGGTAAGAACTCCCGTCATGGAACAATGCGTCATCGACTACGTAGTTCCCCGAAACAGACCAGAGTCCGTTATCCCAGACCAGTCCGGGATCCCCCTGTGGGCCGGTAGCACCCGTGTCGCCCGTTGCGCCCGTGTCACCTTGCGGACCCGTAGCTCCTGTGGCCCCAATTCGGGAGACAGACAAGTCGACCTGACCACTGTTGTTGAAGATAGTGCCGTTACTGGCGAGATAAGTAACCACAAACGTGTGGTACGCCCCACTATCGGTGTTGGACACCACGGTGTATTGGGCAAAGCGAGACTGGGTAGAAGCGCTGCGAAACTGCAGTACGTCACCAGGAACGATGGTGTCCAGAGACGCATCAAAATCTGCCCCATAGTAATCCGTATCGTTAACCCAGATCGTCGTAACCAGAGAATACGTCGCGTTGTTAAATCGGAAACGTCCCGTAACAGGAGGTGCAGTAAAGGTCTGCGTAAACTGGTAACGGGTTGAAAACCCTCCAGCTGTGCCACGCGGTCCTTCAGGCCCCGCAGGACCCGTCGCTCCAGTAGCTCCGGTATCTCCCTTAGCACCAGTATCCCCCTGAATACCTTGTGGTCCTTGCGGGCCTGTTGATCCTTGCGGACCGGTATCACCCGTAAGACCCTGGATACCCTGCGGGCCAGTAGCGCCCTGCAGGCCCTGGATACCCTGGTCTCCTTTCTGAGCCAGCAATTCCCAGACAGTCTGCCAGGCTACCCCGACATCGGGTTCGGTATCCGCAACGGCTGTATGGTCAGCTATGCATCGATATGAAGACCCGTTGTGCGAAAGCGCGTTGGTTTCGACGTACCCCGTCGACAAAACCCAACCGCCGTTAACCCAAATCAGACCGGGTTCACCATCGGCTCCAGGAGCGCCCGCAGCTCCGTCAGCTCCGTCAGCTCCTGCGGGGCCTTGGTCCCCCTGAATGCCTTGTGGACCCTCCGGTCCTTCCGGTCCCGTTAATCCCTGGGGCCCCTGGATACCCTGTAAGCCCTGCGGGCCTTGAGGGCCTTCTGGACCAGTTGCACCAGTATCTCCCTGCGGGCCTTGCAGCCCTTGCAATCCTTGAGGGCCTTGCGGGCCCTCCGGACCTGTTGGTCCAGTTGCGCCAGTGTCACCTTGAACTCCTTGTATCCCTTGGATACCCTGCTCACCCTGAATACCTTGAATACCCTGTGGCCCTTGCGGTCCTTCAGGACCGGTAGCCCCTGTATCGCCCTTTGGCCCCGCAGGTCCGGTTCCTCCTGCCCCCGCGGTGAGGAATCCCATGAACTCATCAGCGACGTAAAGAAGCTGATTGAAAGGGGATTCAATGGTAATTAATCCTACATCCGCACCCGTTTCGATCTGCAATATTTCGCTGGTATCTGCCGTCAAACCCAGCGCTCGCTTCTCCTCGTGTACGGCAATGAGTTCCTCGGGTCCTTCGTAGTCTATGAATTTAGCCATGGTTCATTATCCCCAAATAATCTCTGGTGGAGAAGGGCGAACCCAAATAAGAGTTCCAGGTGCGATGTCTTCATATTGCTGCGGCCCCAAAAGAACCTGGGCTGCGGCAGGCGTTAGGGTCAATAATTGCGTACTGGTAATTATCGTCCGCGGCAGAATAATCGTAGCTACGCTGTTAACCAGGGAAAGCGCTTCTGATAAAGCCCCTACCGTTCGTCCAACGGAAACGACCGCTGAGAGGTTACTTACCTGTAACGCCGTGGTACTGGTGCCGACAGTCCGCGTACCGTTGACCCCCGCAGTGGTGGGGGTTACCGACAACTGTTCCGTCTGAGCCGAGACCGTCGCAGTACGGTTTATCGACGCGTTAGTCGCAGTAAGCGTCAGTACCTCAGTTGCCCCCGCAATGGCAGAACCCTGGATAACCGTGGCGTTGCGCTTGGTTATCGCCAACAGCTCGGTTGTCCCTGTAACGGCTCTGTCCTGTACTATCGTCGCGTTCTGTACTGACAGATCGAGGACTTCTGTAATTCCTGGAATTGGGTGCGTACGAACCACCGAACCCGTTACGGAGGTCAGCGACAATGCTACCGGCGAACCGGCCACCTGGTAGACGAACGAAGTCGTGCCCGGTTGGGCCGTCAGAGTCAGCGCTTCAGTCGTGCAAATGACTTCGCGCGGAATTGCCGCTGAAACGGTCGCGTTGGTATTACTCAGGGATAACGTTTGCGTAGCACCTATAACGTCCCGCGTTACAACCACCGTGGCATTGGTATTGGTAAGCGCCAGCGTTTCCGTCGTACTTACGACTACCAGCGGTACATTGGTACTGACCGCAGCATTCGTGTTGATAAGCGCTAAAGCTTCTGCAACACCTGTGACAATTCGCGGGATGTTCGCTGTTATCGTCGCGTTCGTATTCGCGAGTGTCAGGGCTTCCGTTATGCTGGTAACAACCAGCGGTACGTTGGTGGCGATCGTAGCGTTCGTATTGGTGAGCGCCAGCGTCTGTGTCGCAGCAACTGCATTCAGAACAAAAGTAACCCCGGCATTAGTATTCGTAAGCGCCAGCGTTTCAGTAGCGCAGTTGACGTGCCGCTCAGTAATTATCGTCGCATTCGTATTCGTCAGCGTCGCGCTTTCAGTTACACCCGTTACGTTCCGGATCAGCGTAATCTGGACCGTCGCGTCCGCATCTGTGAGCGTCAATACTTCGGTCGTGCCGGTAACAACCCGCGGCACATTCGTCGTTACCGTCGCATTGGTGTTAGTCAGCGCCAGTGTTTCAGTAGCGCAGTTCGCATGACGCTCGGTCGTGATCGTAGCGTTGGTTTTGGCGAGATCCAGCACTTCGGAAGTACACGTGACGGTAAGCGGAGTCGCAGCGTTGTAATTCACCTCCAGTTCAAAGGCATCAACATCAACGTAGACGTTATCCGGTCCCTTGGTCTTGCTGTAGGCCGTTTGCGACAACGTGACTGTCGCGGCATCGTATTGCGCCTTGGTAAACCCTGTACCTACTGCAATTGTTCGGTTAATGAATCCAGCATTGCTATCTGTAGGTGCAGAGTACGTTATGTCATAAGTACTCCCACCAACCGTTAAGCGGAACTGGAAAGTAGCCGTATCATCAGCAGGAGTATTGGTGACAACTACACGGGCACGAACCCGGAACGTAGCTGAGTTAACAGAACTCGGAGTTTGCGTGAGGTCTGTCAGTGCCCACGTTGCTGTAGCCCCCACCCAATCATCAACTATGGTGGTATTGATTGACCCATCAGCGGAGGCAACCGTCTCATCAATCAGTAAATAATTGTTGGTTGCCAGCGCGGTTGCTGGTGAAGCATTTGCGGAGGGTATGAGTTTTTCAATTGCCACAGCAGCACCCCCCCGTAGGCCATGTCTTGCAGGTGTACTTCACTTCAGAGTGAGGCCACACGTATTGCTCCAGTAAAGGGATCACCACCTGCTGGTACATCGGGTCCGCCAGCACCTTGTCCCAATCCTGATGTTCCCGCATCAAACCGCACACCCATTTTCTATCCGGCAGGGTGTTCTCTTCCAGAAAAGTACAGACTTTTCCACCAAAGTAGCAGCAGTGGTCATAAGCATTACCCGAACAAGGCGTCATGACTCACCCTCCAGAATAACGGGCTGAGTTTCCTGCACCCAGATATGCGGATCGGCTTCAGGTACCACCCAGAGATAACTCGGCGCATCGGACGGCGGGATAAACCGACGAATAGTGGCCTGCGGTGTGGTCAGTATCAGAGCTTCGATAAACGCGGGAACTACCCGAGAGGTTATCAATGTAGCCGGGTTAGTAGCTACATGGATAACCTCTGTGGAGCCCAGAACAACGAAACCATAGAGAATCGAAGCATTCTGAGCTTGCAGGCTCATCTGCTCCGTTACAGCACTGACATATAGATTCTGCCCTAAGAAAATGGTGGCATTGTTAGCGCTGAGTATCAGGCCCTCCGAACCTGCTGTAACCCCTCGGGTTACGGTAATCGTCGCAGTATTTACACTGAGGCTGAGTTGTTCCGTAGTGGCAGCGACTGGATGAGTACGAACTACCGTCGCATTGGTCGTCGCTAACGTTAATGTCTCCGTTGTAGCGGCGAGTATGAGGGTTGCATTTATATTCGCACTTACCTCAGCCAGAACCAGAACTTCGGTCGCCCCGTTTACGTTCAAATTTGTGCCCAGGAATATCTGGGCATTGCCCTCTGCAAAGAGCAGGTTCTCAGTTGCGCAGGTAACCGTTAACGGTACGCTGGTAAAGATCGTGGCATTCGTATTGGTCAGCACCAGGGCTTCGGTAGTAGCCGTGACAACCCGCGGTACGTTTGTCGATACAACTGCGTTGGTATTACTGAGCGTTAACTGCTCAGAAATGCCCGTTATACTGAGTGGTACGTTTGTCGTAACTGTTGCATTGGTGTTAGTTAATGCCAGTACTTCAGTGGTGCAACTAACAGACAAAGGAACGTTGGTAGCTATTACCGCGTTGGTATTACTGAGCGTTAACTGCTCTGTACCGCAGATAACGTCGCGATTAAGCCCCGTGAAAACTACTGCAGAGTTTGGTGTAAACACCAACGCTTGCGTTTGCGCCGTAGTTTCATTAGTACGATTTACCGCGCTATTGGTGTTAGTTAGGGTTAACTCCTCCGTATTGGCTGTAATGTTTAGCGGTACATTGGTAACTACGGAGGAATTGGTCCCTGTGAAAACCAACCCCTCCGTAGTACCAAGCGCAACCCTTGCGAGGTTTAAAAGAGCATTGCTGTAGGTGAGCGCAAGAGTCTCAGTAGCTCCAGTTACCACCCAGGGCACGTTGGTGGTAACTGTCGCCGGTTGCTCGGTGAATACAAGCACTTCGCTTGTAGCAAACAGATCGAAGCCCCGATTAACATTGGCGTTCGTATTAGTTAACGTCAGCGCTTCGGTCGCTCCGTTAACATTCAGGTTCGCACCCTTGAATACCTGTGCATTGCCATCTGTGAGTGCCAGTATTTCGGTAGTCGCGTTAATACCGCGTGCAGCATCCAGTACCGCAGTATTCGGGGCCAGCGTAATAGACTCTATAGAGCAGACCACCGACCGGTTAAAGGAGGACGTAGAAGGTAAAGCGGTCAGGATGATCTGCTCTACGGAAGCTACTACTGCCTTGGTAAACAATACCGTGGCGTCTGCATCGGTGAGCGTAAGGGTTTCAGTGGTACCGGTAACCGTCAACGGAACGTTGGTCGTAACCGTCGCATTCGTGTTCGCCAGTGCGAGTTGTTCGGTGCTGCCCGTTACGACTCGTGGAATATTTGCAGTGACGACGGCATTAGTGTTCGCAAGCGTTAACGATTCCGTGGTACCGGTAACGACCAGCGGTACGTTGGTGTTTACTACCGCATTCGTATTAGTGAGTGTAAGAGTTTCGGTGTTACCGGTAACGACCAGCGGTACGTTGGTCGTTACCGTGGCATTGGTATTACTGAGTGCCAGAACTTCTGTCGTACACGTTACGATCCGTGGAAGATTCGCTGTGATGATAGCGTTGGTGTTCGTAAGCGTTAATAATTCCGTGGTACCGGTAACGACCAGCGGTACGTTGGTATCTATCGTTGCGTTCGTATTGGTGAGCGTCAGCGTTTCTGTAGTGCTGGTAACAACTCGCGGTATGTTGGTACTGACTACCGCGTTTGTATTAGTAAGATTTAAAGCAAGATCACTACCAGCTACAGGATTGTCCATCCACGCAGTCATGGTCGCTCTTTCAGAAGTGTTCAGTTTCCGATTAAACAGGACTACTGCTTTGAGGGAACCCCAGAAATAGTAGGCCCCAACGGACTTACCAATGGTTGGAGCCGAATGAAAACCAACCGTAGTATTAGCCGTGGAATGGAACGGGCTACCATCAATCTGTAACGCCCAATCCGCAACCGCAGACCAGATATCTATGGTTAACCAGTTGGTTACATCTTGTGATGGGTTACCGCAGGTTTTTCTATTAGAAGACCCAAAACCGGTGTAAATAGAATTGCTATACAGATAATGGTCGTTAAGCGTTGCATTAGTGCCGAACTTCATCCAACCACTACTAGTGGTCAGATCGGTAGCATCACTGGCGCGGCTTATTTCAAGAAAGATTTCCCCTTCCGTAAGAGCCGCTACGCTGGGGCCAGTCAGATACGTAGAGGTTCCGTTGAAAGTAGCTACACCCCCGGCAAACGATGGAAACTCCGAAGCTTGAGACGAGGTGTAATGGTTGCCATTACCAGATCGGTCATCCCACTGAAGGCTGGTCGTACCCCTATTCGCCGCATCCAGCCAGAGAATGCATCCCGAAATTTGGGCTGGAGAGAACCCCGTAGTCTGAAGCACAATTCGCGATGCGTTAACGTTGGCGTTGGTGTTCGCTAACGTGAGCGCCTGCGTACTGGCGTTAACCAGGCGCGATATACCGATGACGGATGCATTCTCGGTAAAGTACGTTATCTCGACCGTAGTTCCAACGATACGGGCACCGTTCACTGCACCTGTAATCGCAGTTAATGTAAGTGCTTCCGTAGTACATACGACTTCTAGCGGAAGCGCTGCGACGACCGTCGCGTTGGTATTCGCTAACGCCAGGACTTCGGTCTGAGAGGAAATAATACGATTACGAGTAACAGCAGCGTTGTTCGTAGTACTCGTTATCGCTTCTGTAGCTGCTGATACGATACGGTTGGAATCAACAGAAGCGTTATTAACAGTTAGAACAATGGGCTCAGTTAATGCGTCAACTGAGTACTCTACAGTAACATTCGCGTTCTGTTCCGTTAATGTCAGTATTTTGGTTGTAGCTACGACGCTCCGAACTATATTGACCGTGGCATTCGTATTAGTTAACGTTAAAACTTCGGTATTCGCCGTAACAACCAGCGGTGTATTAGTATTAACCGTCGCTGCTGAACTGACTATAGTTAAAGACTCAGAAATGCCATTTACATTGCGCGACCAATTCAGCGCTGCGTTGTTGGGGGAAAGCGTTAATGTTGTACTGGTAGAAGAGACGTCACGCGTTGCGTTAACGGTTGCGTTTTGCTTCGTTAAACTGAGTACTTCCGTACCGCAGTTAACGTTACGATTAGCTGAAAACTCAGTTAAAGCCGCTAGGGGGCTGGGTCTAGGCGGTTGCCTCCAATATGGACGGAACAGTGCCATCAGATTTTAGCTTTCAGACTCAAACACAATGTAACCGCCGAACGTCACCGAATCCGCTGGCGTTGTTGCCAGTTCAATCGTCATACGTCTTGACGGGCGCAGTACCGGTCGCGTTTCCGGCGTCCAGATCATCTGGAACGGAATACGCACATTCCAGTACCAACTGTAATGCGTGACAATCGTGCCACCAGTTGCTTTGGTCGTGTTGGTGTCTTTGACCGTGCCGCCGAACGCAGTATCACCGACCAATCGTGGAATAGCAGTCAGCGTATTGCCGCCTGATCCGGTGGTTGTTGCGCCTTGCTTCAACAGCAACAAAAGCATTTCTTCCTCGGCATCTTTGATTTCCAGCAACTGACTGATGCCGACTTCGTGTACGATCACGCTGGCGGTTGACGGAGCAACCAGTTCCAGTAAATCCACCTGCGTGGTTTCGGCTTGCCCGTTGAATGTTGCGGTGTAGATTCTGCCCATAAAAATTACCTCACAAGGAAGGGTGCATAACGTAGCACCGGATTATAAATGATGCCGGGAGTTGCTGGTCCTGCTGCTGGTACATGCAGGATTTGAAATAGCATGTCAGCGCACTGGAAGTCCTGTGCATTATCCATTTCAAAACCGATCTTGCCGTATTCAGACGCAGTTGGCACAACAGACGCTGCCGTTGAAACAAAGGAGTAATTGGCGTATGAAGTGGTCGGATCAAAATCGGCGCTTCGAGTCGTGCCGTCTGCACTGTTACCCATCAAGCCATAGTGAGCCGTTCCACCACCGCCTGTACGGGACATCCTCCAAATGCCCTTGGCTCCAACGATAGTTCCAGATATCCTAGAGTCGTTGAGTGGGCCACCCTGCTGGGACAGTACCCATGTGTCAACCGTATCGGCATGTCTTACATTTCCGGAAGACACCTGTAAAACATGATCGCCGTCTGAGGAAATACTTAGGTTGGTCCCCCACACAAGGACTCGCTGACCGTTGCCCAACACCGAAGCGGTGGTCAAGTCGTATCCGGTTGACAGATTAATTCGGTAAGCGCCAGCGTAGAAAATCGTTCCGGTTGAATTGATTACCAGACCCCAAATCTGGCCCGAACCGGAAACAGGCAGCCCATGGGTAAACGATTGCCCTGTGTCAAATGAAGCAGTGCTGATATCCCAATTCGTTGAAAGGCTGTACCTGCGGATTACCGTGGTGCCAATTACAAAAATTTTACTGCCGTCAGAATTAAATGCCAGTCCGTAGATGCCTCCGGACATGTCTCCGCTTAAATCTTTGGTTTCAGAGTTATAAGCGGCAGTCGAAATGCTCCAATTCGTGGACAGGTCAAAAGCGTAAAGTTTGCTATTCGTGCAGGTGGTATAGAACTTCGACCCATCCGGCTTGCAGGTAACACTGGCACCATCCTGATCACCAGTAGCCGACTCAGTATTGAAGGTGCTTCCAGTGGCTGCGGTTGATACACCCCATCCTGTGGACAGGTCGAACTGACGAATCGTGTCCGGAATCGCTATATCGAACACGTACCACTTCGTTCCATCCGAATTATGGACTGTATTCCTGCATAACGCAGACCCAGTGAGTCCAGACTTTTGCGTCAGATTGACCGGAGCGTTACCGCCAATATCGTTGGTCAGTACAGAACCGGCTCCCGTATTGGCATAATTACCAATATTAGTTTCACCAAAGGGCACTTCCTGTGTGTTCGCCCACGTTCCAGTATCAAGTGCAGACCCCGTATCCGGCGTGGCACTGTTCAGATTAGAACGATATGAATAGACTTCGCAGCCACCCAAACGGTCAGCCGCACTGGTGCAGCCGGACATGAAATAAATGTCGTCAACGTAATGATCTATATTAGCCACTGCTGATGTCTTAACGCCAACACCATCGAAGGTGCCGCCACTGGTTATATCCACCAGTGTTGCATCAATTACAGCAGTACCATTTATGAAGATTTTTAAATCTGATGCTGAACTATGCGAAAAATATACTTCAACAAATTGCCAAGCATTTAAAGTAAATACATTATTAGCAGTAGTGGCTACCAACGCGGCATTAGCATCATCCACAGTTAGACTGCGATTTGTGGTTGTTGAAATATTCAGGATTACTGTGGTGCCCTCATAAATTTGAAAAGCATCTCGCTTGCTATCGTCTGTCCCTGCGGGATTCCACCAAAAACCCCATACATAATAACCACCCGCACTAGGAACAGCTTCAAAAGGCGAAAACTTAATACCTTGTATGGAATCAGGTATAAAGTACGAATAGCCTCCTGAATGTGTAGTGACACTGGATACTGTTGAAAAACCTCCAATAATTACAGATACTTCCTCCAACCCGCCTGTTTCTGCTCCCCAAAAATTGTTCAGCGTCTTTGCCATTACTTCACCCGCGAAATCGTGAACGACAACACTTTGGTCTGGTTGTCATATGTCGCATCGGAAACGGTGACGGTGCGTGAACACAAATCACCAGCGTCCCAATACAACCAAGGGTAATCGTTCGGATCAGTCGTTTTATCGGGATCGTCATCCGGCAAGCCGCTGATCGGTTGTCGGAACGTCAGCAAATCATTAGCGCGTTGCGTGAACAGGTTCAACCGATTCTGATTCCACGAATTGCCGGGAATGTCGGCATACATGATCGTCAAATACCCGGACGGATCATGCCCCGCACCGCGCAAGCGCAAACCATCCTCATCGGTTGGCACACGTTGGAAAGCGTCTACCCATTGCTGAGTAGACGCACGATGAAATTCAATCCCGCCGATCGGCATTGTAAAAACCCCCTCCTGAAAAGAGGGGGTTACGTCCTTAGGCCTGATCCAGAGTCGCGAACGGAGCGCCCCAGGTAATGGTCAGGTCGCCGGTCGTCATGTTGAACACGGAACCGAGATCCACGAAACCGATGCAGTTTTTACCGGTAGCCGTATCATTGTAGATGATGCCCCAGCGTGCATCGGTCGGGTTCGACGCATTCTGTGCCCAGGTGGCTGGATCATCGAAGTCGATCTCCGCCGCACCACCAACCAGGGTAACTGACGGGTTCGCGCAGGTTGCGCCACCAGTCGTATAGTTGCCCGTAGCGGGCGACACCTCCCAGGTCGAAAAGTTCGTGGTACCGCCAGCGCCCCAACGAGGGTCTGTGGTAGTAGCCAGAGGGGTCGTGGTCGAATTTACGAGTGCACACTTGATTAGATCGTTCTCCAGATCATGCACTTTTTCCAATGCATCAACCAGGAACTGGTCGAATACAACAACATCACCTTGCGCCATGATAAATCTCCTTTACTGATTAACTTTCCGGTACATCCAGGTTCCATGCTGTTACTGTGACCGTACCGCCTATGTTGATGAGTTTAACATCCAATGTCAGATCCGTAGAATCTGCCGCTTCTCCTGCCGAACCCTGGATATAGCACACCAGTTTCGAAGCATCAGTACTACCGTTGGTACTGTAGGCGCGAAAATAAGTGGCGGTACCCGTAGCAAGAGCACTTACTTCTGGGCTCACGGTATTCGCTGAAATCCGTGCCCCCGGAGCCTGGTCTGTTGCAGCTGCAAACGGTGTATTATTCATCACGCACGTAGCCAGCAACACATTCGTATTGTTAGTCGCTTCACAATTCACCGGGATAGTACCCGTATTATCGTAAATGTTGATAATCGCGTTTCCCGTCCCGCTATTTAGCAGAGCGTTGATCGAATTATCCAGCATCGCCGCAGCGGTTACGTAAGCAATCTCTGTCGCGGAGGCCATTAGCGAGTTACCTCTTTCGTCAGCGCAACGCGACCCTCGATCAACCGGGTAGTCACACCGTTACTGTCTTCCAGTTCCAGGTCATAAACGGCCTCTTCAAACGTGAACAGCGCTGTGACGTCATCAGCAATTGTGATCGTAATCCGCGCATCTGCCAAATTGATATCGATGTCAGTAGGCGACAGCAATTCGATGATCTCAGTAGCGTCATCAATATCTTCCCGGATCTGCATCCGTGCCGTATAGCCAGTCAGATCCTTGGGTGCATAGTACGTAATCAAACCCGTACTAGCCTTATAAGTCTGGCCGAAAGTATCTGCATCGACGTAAAAATTATCCGGATCAATGTACGTCGCCACTACCGGCTTATCGTCCTCGGTATTGGCATTGGTTGCGCCCTTTACATGTTTGATGAAAACCGGAGTGTCCGAAACACTGGGTAATCCATGTGCTGTAACCGTAATCTGCGTCGGACACCCAGGTACCAAGGCTTCGATTAACTTGCACACCTTGCCGCCACCGTACCAGTTCAGCGCTTTGCTGAAGGTAGCTCCCTGGATAATGCATAAATCCAATTTCGAAACGCAGCTCATCGCATAGGTATCCCGCCGTAAGAGACTGTGCGCTTACGGTCTTCACGTGAAGATTTCTCTTTTTTCGCTTCGACAATCCAGTTCGAAAACGCCGCACGAAAATCCGTCGCTTTCGACATATTGAATGCCTCGACATCCTGCTTCATATAAGCCTTGTGCTTGACCCAATTGAGCAGATTGAGGTGGTGAAAAGTAGGGATTTCAAGTTCGCTCGAAGCCGTTACCTCTTCAAGCGGGAGCCGATAAACATAAAGCCGAATCCAACCTTCGTGATCCGGAATGGGGTAAAGCTGAAATTCCCCCGTCTCCACATCGGTAACCAGGTACTTTATATCCCCGGTTTTGCCGTCTTCCAGCCCTACGTTGAGCCGCTGTCCATAGTCATCTTCCAGATATCCTGACTCGAAGTTATCTAAGTTCCGAATCGTCAGAATGTTGTTACTTTCGTCAAATGCGCCTTTAATCCGCAGAATACGTTCGTCGTATTTTCTGAACTGGTCTCCCGTTTTGTAGGTGACTTTAGTCAGTGGTGATCGACGATCAGCGATACCGCCAACCAGGCGAACGTGGAGATCTTGCGCTTCGTTAAGATAATAATAGAATTCTTCGTCTGACCATAGATACGGCTTCGTCGTATCATCAGCTTCCTTGCGAAACAGCTCTAAGAGTTCCTTAGGTGTCATTTACCTTTTCTTCGTTGAGTTGCTGCCAAGCGCGAGTGACCTCCGTATAGTCGACCTTATAGCCAACTTCCTTGGACACCGCGGGTGTTTTCGGTGAATTGCCTGCTGTGAAATCATTGACATCGTTGCGCTCAATAATCCGTTCGATCGCAGCCCGAATATCGACCATCCGCTCGCCGGGATCCACTGCCTGCTTCGCACGCGGCGCTTCAGGAGCTGGCGCAAATGCATCCACGCCGTCCGTCCGTCGCGCACCGTGTTCACCGCACGTACGTACCATGATCTCTGGAACGGGAATCGGTTCCCCTTTTTCAAAGGAAATCATATAGCCCAACGTACTGCGCACCGTAAACTTACGGTCCATTACCATTTCTACCGTCTTAATTCCCATACCATTGGCTCCTTTAGGATCGGGGAAAGGTTTGCTGAAATTTGTAAACGCCATCGGGGGTCAGGAGGGCGTTGCCGCCCTCCTGTCTCCTTCTTACTGTGCTTCTGTCGCACGTCCAGCAATGACGTATGCAACAACTACGTAGGCAGTACCTACGGTTGCATCGTCACCAGCGAACGCCGGGGTAACGGTAAGCGTAGTTTTAACCGCGAGCGGGGCCAAAGACCCACCAGTGATCGCAGTATCTGCTATCGCTTTGACGTTAGTAGCTGCCAAATAGGCATCTACCGCGCCGCCTTTAACGCCGATAGAGAGCGTCGCCGTAGACGAGTCGTCTGAAGCTACCGCTACAGAAAGGGCCCCGCTAACGAACATCGCCCCTGCGGGAAGTTCGACAGCATCGAAATCCCCGGAAGCTCCGAGCGTAGCCAGGTCAACTTCTTGCACCGCATACAGAAGGTTCTGACGTCCTGCATTCATAATAAGTGCCATGATCAGTCCTCCTTAGTCGGCCACGTAGGTAACGAACACGCCGTGGTCTTGCACGGTGTTACCTGCGTAGATGTTGTTGAATTGCGGTTTCTTGAAACCGAGCATTTTGCCTACCGCGATACCGGGCTGGTTGCCGTAGTCAAAATACTTCTCATCCCAATACGGAGGTCCGATATCAGCATACGCCAGGGCCTGAGCACCGCACATAATCACTGCCGAGCCAGGAACAGCACCGCTGCCCCAAGAGGCGCTGTGCGGAACGTGCCGGAACTCGTGCAGAACCATACCGTCTACCGTCACACCGCCGCCGTCGAACAACTTGCTGTTGACGCCGGAAGAAGCGGTATGCCGCAGATTCAGCATGTAGTCGTTGTCCATCTTCAGGTTCGCCATACAGGTCGGCGTCATGAAGACATGGAACAACTCGTCCATCCCACCCTGCGGGCGAAGACCACGGATGTAACCCTTCTTCGCCTGCTCACGCATGCGAACCAGGGTTTCCCACTTGATCTTGTCAGCCGTGGTCAGCGCAGAAGTGCCAGTACCTACGTTCAGGGTATCGACGGTATCGACGTCCCACTGGGCATAGCGCGCAGAGGTTGGAGCCGTTACGTCAGCCGCGAATTCTAGGTTCTGGAGATCCGAGCCCACGCGAGCGGTGCCATCGGGGTTGAGGGAGTAAGCGAAACCACCCAGCGTCAGGAACGCCATCTGGTCGATACGATCGGCGAGCCAGTAGGCGAGCAGATCGCGGCTGTTTTCACGGAAGCTTACGATGGACTTCTGATCTGCGATACGACCTTCGTGCCGGTTAGCGTGACGAAGCTGGTCAATTCGGATCACCTGTTCGGTGGTCTGCATTGCCTCTTCGTTGCCTTCCAACGCGCGATCACCAGCGACACCGTCGCCAGTCAGATCAGCCAAGAGCGTGATAACCGCTCTGGCTCCCTTTTCCGATTTCTTCAGCTCGGTAATACGCTGAACCATCGAGTTAGGGCCAGTCCCCGTAAACTGATTCAAAAATGATAAGTTGCGGGCTTGCCGCCAAAGATCCATCTGCCAAGCAGTTTTGGCTTCGTTGGTCAACGCCGCAAAGTTTGTAAGAGCCATTAGGCATCTCCTTTGCAATCAGTTAAGAGGAAAACGTTTTGTTAGTTCTCGCACCAACGAAGCGGAAGCAACTGTAAGGTAGCTGAGCCCAAGTTCACTTTCGCAGAACTTCGCGAGATTTGATGATAACCAATAAAATAGGCCCCGTAAAGGGGCCTATCTCGCTTGATCTATTTACAACTACTTTTTCAGGATATCGAACTGAAAACTGAGTTGCTCCGGCTCGCGGTTAAACAGGGCTTCGAGCTGCTGATCTGGCCCCATGGCGGCGACTTCTTTCTGCAAAAACTCGTTAAACGTTGTGCGCACCTCGTCAGGAAGAATTGACTTGGTAGTGATGATGGAAAAATTCATGAACTCATCTCCTGGTCAGTTAAAGTGTCTCCTCGCAATTTACGCAGCTGCGCGTCGCTCAGCTTGGCAAACTGCTCGGGGGTCATCTTGGTTACGTTGGGTAACCCGTCGCCTGTGCCTACCTTATCTGTATCCCGCCCTTGACCGGTAATATCAGGGGGTGATCGTCTGGCTACGTCCGCCACTTTCTTTCGAGCCGTCACGCTGCGCTTCGCACGTACCACCTCGGGGTCGATACCCGCAGCGGACGCTTCTTCGCGAATGACATACTTCACAGCCTTGTTCAAAGCAGCTACGGGGTTCCAGCCCTTGGCTTCGAAGGCGCTCATTAAATCCGCCACTTCGGTCGCCACTTCCTCGCTGAACAGCTCAGAATCCGGGTTAATCACCGGAAATTTGACTTCGTACTCGGCCAGCTGCCGATCGAAGCGCATGCTTTCAATCGCCTGCTTACTGGCCAGCGTGCTGCGCTGCTCCAGGCGGATGTCGAACATATCGTTCTGCTTCTGCCGCCACTGCTTGCGCACGGAACTGGCTTTCTCCAGTTCACCTTCCAGCAACAGCTCGGCATACTTGGCGTCGAGCTCATCCAGCTCCTGCTCCATCGCACTGACGTCAGCGGTTACGGTTTCGCTCTTCTTGCGTTCCTCCGCTGCGGTGAGGCGACGCTGCAGCTCTTCCTCGCGCTGCCGCGCTTTGTGCAGGGCCTCGTCGAGCCGCCCCTTCGGTACCATGATGGCATCGTCGGGCTTCGCTCCAGGCTCGTCCTCTTCCTCTTCCTCTACTTCTTCGGCGTCTGCAGAAACTTCTGGACTCTCGTCCACCACGTCATCGTCAGCAGATCCTTCTCCGTCTGCTTCTGCCACTTCCTCATCTGCTGCTCCTGCAGCTTCTGAAATGTCATCATCGTCTTCAGCTCCTTCAACGAAGTCACCGCGAGCTCTTTGAAGTTCTTCGGGGCTTGTTTCCTGTTCCGGCATTGGCTTTTTCCTGTTTAGGTGGGTTGGCTCGTAGCTCCATTTCTTTCAATTTGATCTTGACCATCGCGTCGGTATCGGTCTGATACTTCGCCTTGGCCAAATCAGCTTGAACACGGAGTTGTACATCGGGGCTGATCGCACGCTGCAGATTGACGGCATCCTGCTGCGCTCTGACGCGCTTGGTCGCTATATCGGCTTCGTCGCGGCCTGCCTTGGCATTCATCTGGCGGATTTCCGCCTGGCGTTGCTGCAGATCCATCTGGCGTTCTGCTTGTGCTTCGGGGCTGTCATTTTGGGATTGAATGGCTTCAACAACCATGTTTTTATCGGCTAGGCGGCTCGTTTGGATGAAGACCGAATCGGGGATTTTAATCCCCAGTTCCTTGCGCAACTCGACCATCTGTTCGAAGGTGCTGTCTTCTAGTGTATCCCTTTCCGGCTGCGATGTCACTACAATGTCGTACTCGCCGAGCGTCAAATCGTTGACGATCTCACCCTCTGGGGTGACCTCATTTACCTTGAACTCTTCCGACTGTCGCCGCAGCGGATCGGTAGTGATGAACATCATGCGTTCTTCGGTGTAATAGGTCTGCACCAGGTCGAGCAGAGCTCGCGCCAGCAAGTGGTCAGTGCGCTCCAGGTTATCCTGCACCGCGGCGTAGTTCCCTGCCGCCGACGCCTTATTATCCCGCAACGCCTTGGCCGAGACATCTTCACGCGCGAACCCCGAGGAATAGTCCGGGACCAGCGAGATCGTCTTGATGTGCTCTTCCGCTTTCCAGGAAATCCGCTCCAGCCCCGTCGGTACCTGGTTCGGCTGGATCTTGACCGCGTCCGCCGTGTCCTCGACCTCCAGCACCAACCCGGTCTGCGCACCACGCGCTTCCAGCTCGGCAATGCTCATATTCTGCAGCGACCCGGCTTTAACCACCCAACCGGAGTTCGCCGTGGTGTTGACCACGTGCAGCTCCTGGCTGGAGACCTTGTTCAGCAGTTCCTGCGGATCCAGCAGACTCTCCACCGTGCCGATCGTCGCACCACGTCGGAAATAGGGGAAAAACGGTACCACCGTGAAGTGTTTGTACGGCGACCAGTCGTCGTGCAGGATGCTGTTGCCCGCAGCCACGGTCCAGCGAATCCGCGGCATGGTACGGGTAATCACGGTGTAATCCGGATTCTGCTCCAGAAACAGGGAAATATTGTTCCGATCCAGGTTATCCGGGATCTCCCGGATCTCGCCGGTCGGGATGTGCACGAAGTGCTCACGCCGATCCAATCTCTTCCACTGTCGCTCCAGTACGCGGACGGCCCGGACGATCGGCTGCGACGCCGGGTCCATGGTCCAGAACACCTCGTTGGCCGGATCGCCGAACTGATCCCGCTCCCAGTCCTGCTCGTCGTAAGAATACGGCATCAGCTGTGAACTCGAAGATTCCAACTGTTTGCGCCATTTCTTGCCGTACATGGACTCCACTTCGTCCAGTGTCAGCCACTTGGTCAGGATAACGTCGTTCCACTCGTCGGGGTCGTAACTGGAGGCATCGCCATCGATCAGCACATTTTTCGGGTTCAGCGTGCGAATCCGCGCGTCGCCCTGCAGCGAGTCGGAAAAATTCAACCGGACGTCGAAAAACCCGCGTCCGCCGATCAACCCGTCCCAGTACATATCGGTGCGCCGCCAGGGCAGCATGTTGTTATCCGCGATCTGCATGAACACACGGGTCAGCGCTTCCGCGGTATCCTCGGTTGCGCCGTTCCGGCGCGGGCGGAAACTGACTTCGGTGCGATTCCGGATCTGATTCCCGACGATATTCGCCAACGTCGGCAGGATTTTGTTGATGGTCAGTGCGGGGCGCTGCTGTTCAGCCAGTAAATCCAGGTCCTCGCGCGGCCACTGCAGCCCCGCAACAAAATCTTCGCAGCGCTTGGCCTTTTTTACGTACTTGAGGTGCCCGTTGTCGCGCAAAAACTGATATCGCCACCAGATATCCAGAGCTAACTGCGTATTATCTGCCATGTCTACTCCCAATATGCATTCTTATGCGCTCAAGTGGCTCTTGCCACCTCCATGCCCGAGAAATTTCCCTAAATTGTCCTTCCAGGACTTCATTTTCTTGGGTGCAGGAGCTCTTTTAGGGGCTTTTCCTGTCGCCAACCGCACTGCCCAGGATAACGCGTCTACAATATCATCGTGCCGACCCGCAGGAAAGCGCAGCAACTCGCGCTGGACGTCAGTCAGCCACGGAGAAGACTCGAAAAACCAAAATCGCTTGTGTTCCATGCGTCCTTGCAGCGCTCGCGCGCGAGATTCCTTGTCGGTCAGCGCCTGCATCGGCTCAATCGACACGTAGGCACGTTCTTCCCGCATCTGGGCCTTCAAAAGCCCCTTGAGCGACTTCCAAATCTGGCCATCTTCGACGCCCAACTGGATATTCGCCCCGTCAAACCGGCTCCAGCGCTGAATCATACCGATAAATTCGTTACAAATACGCTGCGTATCGCCTTTAAACCGTACCAGATCAACTACGTAGAGATTATCGTGCTCATCCTGCATCAAACAGACGCCGACGGTGTAGTCCGCGCGCTGTTTCTGGCTGATGGCGAAGTCCCAGGCCATAAAAAAACGCCGATTGCTGAAATTCGGCGTAATCGGCGTCAAATGGATCCATTCCTGGCGGAAAAACAGGCCCTCTTCAGGCACCGGATTCTGCTGGTACAGCGCGCTGAAGATCCGCGACGCCATATTCGCCTTGACCCGCTGCAAATACTCCAGCGAGTAGCGGTCCTGGTGCAGCGCCTCGCCCGGCCCGCGCAGCAACTCGTACTCGCCGCTACCGGTGAGCGAGCCGAGAGGAACGTCTGAGCGCA